GGCCCGTGTAAAAGCGGGTCAACCGTTGGTGAATTGGTTTATTAAACTAATCCATTTAACGGTCGGCCGGATCAACAAATCTTACGTGACAATTTCTGTGGTCTTTGCAAACAAGGTGTACTGGATGGTTCGGAAACAGGGGGTGCCAGGTACCGTTAAGTACCTGAAAGCCTCATATATCCTTACTATGCAGTCCGCCTCGGGGCATAAAGTACATTCTACGCGATCTCTGGGAGCGGCAGTTAGCAGAAACCTCAAAGGTTTCCCAAGAATTATCCCGGTTCAGCACCGAGTTCTAATGCGGTCAGGACGGGGTGAAGTTATCCGATTCTGGTTATCCTTGTTCTCGATTTATCGAGTACTTGAATATACCGGTAAACTCAACATGTCGACGATTACCGACCCCTTTACAGGGGACTGGGAATTCATCGATAAGTTAGAGTTGAGATCGTTTATTCCTCACTTCTTCCTTATGCTTGAACAAGGTACCGGAGCGGGAGACGCCTTGAGAGATTTTATCGCTGAGGGTAAGAGGGTGAAATCTGGTGATCTCGACGCGGTCTTACCTGCGTTTGAGGCTCGACCTTTCCCTATTGCGAAATCCGGCCCGCAATGTTCCGCGGGTGTCGTTTCGACTGGGGCGATGAGTCTCCAAGCCAAAGCTATTCTACACGATAAGGGCCTTTACAAAGCCTTTAAAGAGTGGACAGCCGAGACTGGAAACATTAATCTCCTCCGGATTTTGGAATATTTAGGGGCCCATTGTCCTTTCGATTATACGTCGGGTGACGTATCTCGTCTAGGGCTTAAAGTGGAACCCGCTGGAAAAGTCAGAGTCTTTGCAATGGTAGATTGCTGGACTCACTGGCTATTAGCTCCCCTACACGACGCGATCTTTGATGTGTTGCGCGGTATTCCTCAGGATGGAACCTTCGACCAACTTGGGCCGATTAAAAGACTAATGGCGTATGCTCAGGAATATAGACTTTCGGGTTTATACTCTTATGATTTATCCGCTGCGACGGACCGGTTACCGGTCACGCTTCAGCAGATTCTTCTAGAGTACGTCCTTGGTCCTAGATTGGCTAAAGCATGGGTTCTCCTACTGACGGATCGGGGCTACCGACTTTCTCACGACGCATTGGTTAACGCCGGTGTTGAAGGGGAAGCACGGAACTATCGATACGCTGTAGGGCAACCCATGGGGGCGAGATCATCCTGGGCTATGCTAGCATTAACGCATCACTTTGTGGTGCAGCTAGCTGCTTACAGGGTTAGAAAAATTGTAGATTGGTTCCCGGCATACGCAGTACTTGGTGACGATATCGTCATCGGGGATAAAAGTGTTGCTGAGGAATACTACCGAATTATAG